TGACTGAAAAGGAAATGAAAGACATTATTAGAGAACAAATCGCGTATTGGAAAGCGGCCGGCTTCGACGCGGTGGATGCGTACAAGGCTCTGGAAGAATACGCTGACGCTAGTCCTCGCTGTAATTGGATAGCTGTCCGCCGGCGCATGGTTCAGTGGTACGAATCGCGGACACAGGCCCAGGCCGAAGCCAATAGGATTGCAGCCCAGGGTATCGGATCTGTTTGGGGCTCGAGGGAGAATGAAAACAATGGCTGAGTTCCCAGCATTACCATTTTGGACAGACGCATATCTCGGCGACACGATGCATTTGTCGTTGGAAGAGCATGGCGCATATCTGAAGTTGCTGATGATTATGTGGCGATCCCCAGACTGTGCAATCGCCGATGATGATAGAAGAATATCGACCATGTTGGGCTGCACTTATCAGAAGTGGAAAACACGCCTTCGACCAGCCCTGGATGGCTTCCTAATGTACGATGACAAGGGGCAGTTGACGCAGAAAAAGCTGCAAAAAGTGCGAAAAAACGTCGAGATGTTTAGCGAGAAACAAAAACGTAAAGCAAACGCTAGATGGTTGAAAACAAAGGAAACCGATAATGCCGCGGCATCTCCCCGGCATATGCCCCAGGAATGCCAACCAAAACCATATCCAAGTAGTAAGAAAGATATAGCTAAAGCTATATCAAAAGAAAAAACAAAAGATCCCCCCAAATCTAAACCCAAAACCAAGGGCTCCAGACTGCCAGATGATTGGTATCCTGAAGACAATGCGTTTGCCTGGAGCATCGACCAAATAGGAGCGGTAGAAACCAATGGACAAATCGAACACTTCAAAGATCACTGGAAAGCAGAATCCGGTTCCCGCTCAGTCAAACAAGATTGGGACGCCGCGTTCCGCAACTGGATTAGGAACCATCTCAAGTTTGGAAACTCCCGCTCAGGTGGATCTCAAGCTGCAAGCATCTCTACCAGTGTCAGTAATATCCTCGCTGGTGGAAACAGTGGACAAGGACTACGACCTGACGGGATACCGAATGACAGAACCAATACCAGCCAAAGACCTGGAAACGGCAGTGGCGATGCTGGAAGTGTCACTGACGCCATTGAACAAATCCGAGATCATGCAGGAACTGACGATGCTCCAAGTGAAAACAGTCAATCGGACAGTGAAACAAAAGGATCAAGAGCTCATGCTGTCCGCGTATGCTGAAGAGCTCCAGTACTTCCCCGGCGATATCGTCAGGCACACTCTCAGATCCCTGGCATTGTCTTCAAAATGGTGGCCGGCATGGCATGACGTTGCAAAAGAACTGGTGTGGCGAACCGAAAAGCGGCAGTTCAAGCTTGATGCGCTGCAGCGCGGCGCCATCGATACACCAACCAAATACGCCAACCTGATTAACCAATCACTGAAAAGGATATAGCAATGGCAATGCTAACGGGGAGACAAGAGAAAATAGAAGAGGCGGATCGCAAATGCGCCGAGATCAAAATGAAACTAACCGCCGCCGAGAGTGAGCGGAAACATCTGACTGAAGACTTGTTGCCCATGAAGTCTGTCGCATATTTGCTGGGTGATCTGCTAACACATTTAAGCTCTCAAGATGCTTGGTACCTTACCAGAGACTTAATCAATACCGGCCTACTGGAAAGTGTGACAACAAGAGCGAGAAAATATTCAACCGAGGATGAAGTCAAGGCGTTCGTCCGAAAACAACAGATAGAAAAGGAAATAGCAAATGGCTGACAGATACAGACTGACAACGCCACGACAGGGCAAAGATGGCAAGACATACTGGACTAACGTCGGCGTCATGTTCCCGATGAAAGGCAAGGACGGCTTCAGCATTATTCTGGAAGCCCTGCCGCTCCAGGCAATCAACGACCAGGGAACGCTGGAATGCAGGATGATGGCCTTCGACGCCACCGAGGACCAGCAGAGCGGCAGAGCCAAAGGCAATAGATACCCACAACAGCCGCTGGATAAGCCCGTCAATGACCTCGATGACGATATGCCGTTCTAAACCAATGATTGATATGGCTCCAATGACACCCAAACAGTTCGAGGTTGAGATGCTCGAGGCCGAGCAAGAACCAATGCCAGATTTGCGGCAGTCATTGATCGAAATGACTATCAGCTATTGCCTCAGAAGTAATGGATTTGGCAAGGGTATTGATGTGCTCAACCGGATGAGAACGGGTATAGATATGGACATAGATGTGGATTGTCTCAGAGGCAGGCGGAATGATGAGTGATCTTGCTCTCTCCCTCGCCGATCGCCCGCGAAGCTGGCCTGCATTCAAGAATGGCAGAGGTCCGCGCTTTTCTGGATCTGTCCAAGACTTTCAGAGGAACGTCTGGACGTTTGACAATCAAATGCCGCGGGTAAAAAAGCCTTGCTGTATGCGGCCTCGAGGCCCCCGGGGGGTCTGGGCAGGGGTACCCCCGGCTTGCCGCGTCTGTCACCCCCTCGATGGGTCCCTGCCCTCTCTCCGAGGAGTTTTTTACTAATGGCCAGGAGACACAAGCGGCCGGCTGTCATGGATCATGGTACTCCCGAGCTTCGGCAGCATGGTGATTTTGAAGAACAGGCCACGGATATTGCTGGTGTAACGCACATTCGGAATTTGGCATCTGATCAGTTGCAGACCTATTTTCGGCGGAAGCGGATTACGGATTTACAGTATGATGCTGGGGATCGGTTTGCCGAGGATTTTTATCGTGCAGGGATCGGTCCTAATTATGGTGTTACGGATTTGACCAAGGTGCGGGTTGATCAGTCTGAGCGGCCTGATGCTGACGGGGTACATTATGCCAGGGAGCGGGTTTACCGCGCTTTGCAGTATGTTGGCCAGCCTTTGAGCCGGTTGCTGGTTCATGTTTGCGGGCATGGGAATGACGCTGGATCATGGAAGGTTCTGTCAAAACAGCGGGATGGTATGCCGATGCTACGACTAGCGTTGAATGCCCTCGCCAGCCACTACAGGTTGACATGAGTGGCAGTCGTATGGTAAAGGTTGCAGACGCTGGGGTTTTACGCCATAGCGTATGCCATCCGGTTTTTCTCCCTGTTCCAGATGGTTGTTTTCTAGTAGTGGAAACTTGCCGGCTCGATATTTGGGCCGGCGTTTTTTTGGGGAGATGATTGATGGCCAGGAATATTCCGGTACTTGCTGATGAAGTCAAACGGCAGAAATTGCTTGAGGTAATATCTGAAGGCAAGGGGCTCAAGGGCGGCTGTGAAGTATTGAAGATGGATCGTTCCGCGGTATTTCAGTATCGGCGGAAGGATGATGTATTTGATGGCCAGTATCGCTCGGCCATGGTTGCCGGTGCGGAGATTGCGCTCGAAGATGCCGAGCATTTGTTGAATGCGGCGGGCACCCGAGATGAGATCTTGAAGGGTAAGGAGCTATTGCGCCATGCTCAGTGGAAGGCTGAGAAGTTATTGGTCATGTACCAGCCCAAGCAGAAGATGGAAGTCGAGCACTCTGGGCCGATGGTTATCGGCTGGCAGGATGGCGGACAGGTTTGTCCGCGGTGTGGACATAGTATGCATGATGCCGGCGGGGATATTGTTGTAATCGATCAGATCAGTGACGGCAAAAAACTATCGGAGAGAATTTGATGGCGCTTTTGAAGAAACCCAGAAAAAAGTCGGTTGCCAAGAAAACGGCACCGGCCAAGCCCAAGCGGGCGCGGAAAGCCAGCGGCGCTTTCCAGGCCGATGATCCTGCAACGCCTGATATAAACGAGGCGTTCGACCTTGAAGACCAGCGGCGGGTTCGGCAGCGCGCAAAGTTTGCGCCCAAGGCCACCGGTACCGGGACGCGCCGTCTTGGCGGCAGACTCGTTTGATTTGATGCCGGCAACGGTTACTGTTGCCGAGGCCCAGGATTTTCAGGTTGGCTACCAGGAATTTGATCATCCGGTTATTGCCCGTCAGATCGATCTGATACGGAAGACATTCCCCGATGTGGATACAACGGGGCGGGCGTACTGCCGCGTTGAGCAGCGGCGCCAGGGTCATCCCTGGCATTTTGATACCGGCACCAATGGGCATATGACCTGGTGTTACGTTACCGGCAGGGTTTTGCTATCGGACCCGGACAGTGATTTTGAGGGCGGGGGATATTATTTCCGCCATGACCCCACAACTGCGATCTTCGGATATTTGGATCTGGTGTTTTATACCAGTGCTGATAACGAACACTTTGTTGCGTCTCACAGCGGCGAGCGGCGAGTTCTGCTGATGTTTTTGGAACGGCAACCATGACCCAGCAAATTATTATTCCCTATTCGCCCCGGCCGCTCCAGGCAGAGTTTCACCGCCAACAGAGGAGATTTTCTGTTGCGGTCTGCCATCGTCGTTTTGGTAAGACCGTGATGGCCATCAACTGGCTGTTGAAAGAGATATTGACCAGCAAGCGTAAGAATGCGAAGGGCGCTTATATCGCTCAGAATTATGGATCGGCAAAACGAATTTCCTGGCAGATGCTTCGGGATTACGCTGAGACGATCCCCGGTGTTAAGTTCAACGAGGCCGAGCTCAGATGTGATTTGCCGGGTGGTAAAACGATATATCTTCTGGGTGCGGAAAATCCAGATTCTCTGAGGGGCATGGGCCTTGTGGCTGTTTGCCTGGATGAGTATGCCGACATGAATGCTCGTCTCTATCCTGAGATTATCAGGCCCAGTTTGTCAGATTATGGGGACGGGAAATGTTTGTGGATTGGGACGCCACGCGGAGATAATCAGTTCAAGGAAATTTACGATCACGCCATCTCAAAGATGGAAGACAGTGATCCTGAGTGGTTTGCCATGCGTTTTCCCGCATCGGAGACGGGCGTACTTGGCGTCAACGAGCTCCAGGCGGCGCGGGACACCATGGACGAATCCCAGTATCAGCAGGAATACGAGGTTAGCTGGTCGGCCGCATTGATCGGCTCATACTGGGCGAATGCAATTGATAAGGCCGAAGCGGAAAAGCGTATTTGTCCATTGCCCTGGGACCCTGCTCTCAAGGTTCACACGGTTTGGGACTTGGGGCTGCATGACAGTACTTGCATAATTTATTTTCAATTACACAAATCGGAAATCCGCATTATCAATTGCTTCGAGGCCAGCGGCGAAGGTCTGCATTTTTACATAAGGGAACTTCAGTCTCAGCCGTATTTGTTTGAAAAGCATTTTTTCCCGCATGATGTAATGGTGCGGGAATTGTCCACCGGATCATCTCGCTACGAGATGTTGATGGCCCTGGGAGTGCGTCCAACCGTTGTAGCAAAACTAACCGTCCAGGACGGTATTGAAGCAGTCAGGGCGGTACTTCCCAGGTGCTATTTCGATCGAGAGAACACCAAGCCGCTGCTCAAGGCGTTGCGCCATTATCATCGGACATTTAATACCAAGACCTCGGATTGGAATGCAAAACCCGTCCACGATTGGAGCTCGCATTTTGCAGACTGCGCCAGATATTTGGCTGTTGGTTTGCGTGATGACGGCGAGGATGAAGATTATCGGAACATGGCCAGGACCGGTATGATGGCCCCCGGCAAGCCAGTGATTGATGGCGGTGACGGCGTCTTCGGTTGAGATCGTTTCCGGTGCGTATGCTCTGGTGGTTTATATCTCCAGGCGAATGCGGACCCGGGACGCAGAAGAAATCATGCCCCATTTATGGTCCCCCACGCCAGAGGACCTGGCGGCACATTCGGTGCACGGCGGCGCAAGCTGGGT